GTTCCGAGAATGCCACGGTCGAACTTGCTCGCGGCGCGGCATACGGCGCCCTAGCGGCCTTTGTCCTCACGGTCGCCTAACCCACACTGACTGGCGACCAACCTACATCCGACGCCAGGAGCCCTGAGACCGGGGCGCATCCGTTTTCACGGCAGGAGCGCCAATGATCCAGCCCGACGCCTTCATCCACCCCAAGGCTCACGTCGAAGGCGCAACCGTCGGCGGGGGCTCCAAGGTCTGGCAGTTCGCCAGCGTGAACCGGGGCGCGGTGCTGGGGAGGGACTGTAGCGTCGCCCCCGGTGCCATGCTGGACGGATGCCGGTTCGGTGATCGCTGCCGGATCGGGCCATCGGTATCGAATGGGGCCGGGTTTCAAGATTGGTCACTCGGCGTTTATCGGTCCAAACGTCCGTCTTTGCGAATGACGCGTGGCCAGCCTCTGACGAAGGAGGGCTGGAGCGACGAACCGTTCCGCGCCGGGAGCTGGGCCGTGGTGTGCGGAGACCGCGTCTCGATAGGCGCGGGAGCCCTGATCATGCCCGGCGTGGTCATCGGAGACGATGCGGTTGTGGCTGGCCATGCCGTTGTCGACCGGGACGTCCCGGCGGGCCACCTGTGGACCCGCGACGGCAAAACACGTCCGCTCCCGCCGCGTGAGAAACGCCGCAGGATGCGGTTCGCCAATGTGGCGGCTTCGGAGGAAATCGGCTAAGCTATTCGGGCCGGGCAAGTGTTGACGCACTCGCACCGGCCCTGACCACCCGAGCGATAGGAGCGCATCGGAATGGCTACCCAAGCGGTATGCAAAGAGCCCGACTGTGGCAAGGGCGGAAAGCTGCGCCGAGGCTGGTGCAAGAAACACTATTGGAGATGGTCCAAGTTCGGATCGCCGAACCCTGACGGGCTAAGGCAGGTTCGCGGTCCGGGGCTCTGCTCACTCGACGGTTGAGACAGAACCGGAAAGCTCACGCGAGGGCTTTGCAACCTTCACTATCTGCGGTCACTTCGAGGCCGAACCGAAGACGTCAGGCCGCACGACGTCTGTCGGAAATACATGCTGGAACACATGTGGGATGAATGCCCGAAATAGCCGTTCACCCGCAGCCCGCAAGGCTACGGCCATATCGGCGGGTCGGGCCATCAAGGCTCTCGTCTGGTTCACCGGCTAGTCTGCGAAATCGTGCACGGACCGCCGCCAAGCGATAAACACCAAGCTGCTCACGAATGCGGCAATGGCCGCGACGGATGTTTCGGCGCACGGTGCTTGTCATGGAAGACGGTAGCCGAAAACGCCGCTGACATGGTTCGGCATGGACGCAGCATTCGCGGCGAGAAGCACCACAACCATCGACTGACCAAGGTCGAGGTGATGGCGATCAGCGCCCTCCGTCCGGTGCCTTCGACCGGCGATGGGGCCAGCGAAGTCGCCAAAGAATACGGCGTCGCGCCGCAGACTATCGCCGACATCTGGACTGGCCGGACGTGGGGGTGGCTGACCGGGAGGTAGAAATGCTAACCGTCGCAACCCTCCTATGGAGCCCAAACCGCCACAGCCGCGACTTCTCCTCAATGTACTCAGAGGCCTGGGTCGAAAAGCTCTATCGTGGGTTCGCCCGCAACCTGACGCAGCCCTTCCGGTTCGTCTGCTACACCGACAGGCCCCGGACATTCCGCGAGCCTATCGTCCAGGCCAGGATCGCCTCAGCCGAGCCGTCATACGCCGACTGCATCCAGCCTTACGAAATGGGCGAACCGATGATCCTGGTCGGCCTCGATACCGTGATTTGCGGCAACATTGACCACCTCGCCGACTATTGCCTGACCGGCGACGTCATCGCCCTGCCGGTTGACCCCTACGCCAAGGGCCGGGGAGGCGAGCGCATCGCGTGTAATGGGGTGGCCCTTGTCCCGGCTGGCCATGAGCATGTGTTCACCGCCTGGAATGGCGAGAACGACATGGACTGGATGCGCCGGAATGAGCACGTCTTTATCGATGACATCTGGCCGGGCGAGGTCGTGAGCTACAAGGCCAACGTCCGCAAGAACGGCCTAGGCGCCGCGCGCATTTGTTACTTTCACGGGCAAGAAAAGCCGCATCAGCTCGCCGCCGGCAATCCGATCTTGGAGCACTGGCGTTGAGGGTCGCCCTGGTCCTGGGTGGCGGGAACACCGTCTGGGATGACTTCTCCGCAGCCCTCGACCTTGGCGAGTTCGGCGGGACCGTCGCGTGCAATGACGCTGGCGTGGCCTATCCCGGCCGCCTCGACGCCTGGGTCAGCCTTCATGCCATGTCGTTCAAGGTCTGGACCGCGCGCCGGGCCAAACAGGGCCTGCCGCCACACCGCAAGCTGGTCGCCCACGACTTGAGCCCAACCGAGCGCAGATACGCACCGGCCTGCGTCACAGACTACAGCGACCATCGCTTCCCTGGGCAGGTCCATGGCGGATCGTCCGGCCTCTTCGCTCTCAAGGTCGCCCTGATCGACCTCGGCTTCGACAAGGCGGTCCTCTGCGGCGTCCCCATGACGACAGAGGCCGCGCACTTCTTCGACGACAGGCCCTGGACCGGGGCTGGCGCGCATAAGACCGGCTGGCGCGAGGCCATGCCGCAGATCAAGGACCGAGCCCGCAGCATGTCGGGCTGGACCATGGAACAGCTCGGCGCGCCTGACGCGGCCTGGCTCACGCAATAGGCCCTGGCCTTTTCCGGGGCGGACCCTCGGGGCGCCGCCTTCAACGTCCAGACTGATCGTCTCACTGGCGCGGCCACGGGCCTAACGGGTCTTTCAGCGCCAAAGCCTGGAAAGCCCCGAACACCTTTCAGCCGAACCCTGCGGATGCAGGACGGCGCCACGGGCGGGATCGCCCACCAGCCGCCGGCGGATGCCGGAGAAAGCCAAACCATGAAGCTGCAAACTGTCGAGATCGACGGCAAGACCTATGCCCAAGTCCAAGACGGAAAGCCCGTTTACCTGGACGACGCGGGGAAGGAGGTCGCCTTTGACGCCCCCGGAACGGTTCAGACCATCTCCCGCCTGAATGGCGAGGCTATGACTCACCGCCAGGCCAAGGAAGCGGCCGAAGCTAAGGTGAAGGCCTTTGAGGGCATCACCGACCCGGCCGCTGCCAGGAAGGCTTTGGAAACCGTCGCTGGCCTCGACGCCAAGAAGCTGATCGATGCTGGCGAAATCGAGCGCGTCAAGTCGGAAATCTCCGGCTCTTTCCAAGCGCAGATCGAAGAGCTGACTGGCAAGCTCAAGGCTACGCGACCAGCAAGTCTATCGACCTCNATGTCGGCCACGCCTTCGCCGGCTCCAAGTTCATCGCCGACAAGGTCGCCGTCCCGCCGCACCTGCTGAAGGCCACCTATGGGGGCAACGTTCAAGGAAGACGGACGGCAAGCTCGGTCGCCTACGACGGCAACGGCCAGAAAATCTACAGCCGCTCAAACCCCGGCGAGCTGGCCAGCTTTGACGAGGCCCTTGAGATGATCGTCAACGCAGATCCCTTCAAGGATCATAGTTCTGAAGGGCACGGGCGCCGCGGGGTCTGGCGCAAAGCCGGGCGAGGGCGGGCCTGGCGCTGCGAAAACCTACACGCGGACTGAGTTCGACAAGCTGACCCCCGCCGCCGCCGCCGCTGCCGCAAAAGACGTGCGCGAAGGCAAGGCGTCCATCGTCGACGCCTAGGCCGACGCTAGAGCTTTGCCGACTTCCTGGATGGGTGTCGGCGCCCGAGGCGGATGCCTCAACCGTGACTGAAACCACCTGACATCCATCCCGAAAGGAGGCCTCAAATGGCCAACACGCTTACCAACCTCGTGCCCGATATGTACGAGGCTCTCGACGTCATCTCGCGCGAGATGACCGGCTTCATCCCGGCCGTGTCGCGCTCCTCGACTGTGGCCCGGGCCGCGCTGAATGAGAACGTCCGCGTTCCCATCACCGGCGACGCCGCGACCGCCGCCAACACCCCCGGTGTCACCGCGCCCGACACTGGCGACGGCGAGATCGAGAACGTCGCCGTCACCATCTCCAAGTCCAAGCACGTCCCCGTGCGATGGAACGGCGAGGAGACCCGCGGCCTTCAGAACGCCGGCACGTTCTCGACCATTCAGGCTGATCGCTTCTATCAGGCGATGCGCGCCCTGGTGAACGAGATCGAGGCTGACCTGTTCACTGAGGCCTACACCGCGGCGTCCCGCGCCTATGGCACGGCCGGCACGGCGCCCTTCGGCACTGCTTCGGATCTGTCGGACTTCGCCGGGGTGCTTCGCATTCTGGAGGAGAACGGCGCGCCCCCGAATGACCTTCAGCTTGTGCTGGGCCATGGCGCGATGGGCAACCTTCGCGGCAAGCAGTCTAGCCTGTTCAAGGTCAATGAGGCGGGCTCTGCCGACATGCTGCGTAATGGCATGACCGATCGCATCATGAGTTTCGCGATCCGCCACTCCGGCCAGGTCTCACAGCACGTCAAGGGCGCAGGCACGGGCTACGACGTCAACCTGTCGGCGGGCTACGGCGTTGGCGACTATACCATCGCCCTGGACGGCGGCACGGTGAATACGACCGGCATCAAGGCTGGCGATGTCGTGACGTTCGCGGGTGACGACAACAAGTACGTCAACAGCACGAGCCTGGTCGCCACCTCCGGCGATCTGATCCTGAACCGCCCGGGCCTCCAGGCCTCGCTGGCCAATGCGACCGAGCTGACCATCGGCAACAGCTACACGCCGAACATCGCGTTCGCCCGCTCGGCAATCGTGCTTGCGACCCGCGCCCCGGCCCTCCCCGAGGGTGGCGACTCGGCCGACGACGCCATGATGGTCACTGACGAGCGCACCGGCCTTTCTTTCGAAATCGCCGTCTATCGCCAGTTCCTTCAGACCGTCTACCACGTCCGTCTGGCGTGGGGCTTCAAGGCCATCAAGGAAGCGCATATCGCGACCCTGATGGGCTAAGGCGCCTAGGACTAAGCGGCCGGGGCCTCGCGCTCCGGCCGTCTCTTCCCTCAAGTCGAAAGAGAGCCCATGGCCGAACTGCCCACCGTCATGATCCGCAAGGCCAACAAGTGGGGCTATGCGATCATCAACGCCGCCGACTTCGACGCGACGCGCCACGAGATGTTCGATGCGCCGGCCGCGCGCGATGAAGACGAGGCGCCCGCCGCTATTCCCGCCGATTGGGAGGGGATGCACTGGAAAAAGCGCGTCTCGCTCGCCAAGCACCTGACCGGCCAGGAAGCGGCCAACGCCGACCAGGCCGACGAACTGATCCGCGCGCACATCGCTGCCGCGACGGTTGAGGCCTGACCGTGGAAATCGTGTACGGCCGCAGCCGTCACCCGCTGGCGGACGGAAAGACCTTCCGCAACGCCCGGTTCTTCGACGCCCCGGAAGCGGGCGCCACCCGCGTCTATCTACTGGACGACGCCCCCGAAATCGCCGCCGCGTATGAACGCCTTGGCGTCGAGGTCGTTCATGCCAGCCCGCCCCGAGCGCTCCGAGAACCGACGCAGGCCCCCGAAAGCCTCACGCCAGCCGTCGCCGATGATGAGCGCGCCGCGATCTACATTCCCGACGATTGGGCCGACCTGCCGTGGTCACGCCCGACTGAAGATCGCGATCTGACCCTTCGTGGTCTCGCGGCGATGTTCTCTTCCGAGCCAGTGCTGAACAAGGCTGAGGCCAAGGCCGCTATTGAGGCGGAACTGGCCAGGCGCGAGCAAGTCACCGCGTGAGTGTCGTCGCATATAAGGATGGCGTTATGGCTGCCGATGGGCGTGCCTGGGGTGGGCGCTACAGCAATTCGCCGGGCGGCAAGGCCAAGGCTCACCGGCTGGACGACGGGACCCGCGTTGGCGTCGTCTCTGCCGTGGTCGGAATGCCCGAACGGTTCATCGCTTGGATGAAGACTGGCGCCGAGCCAAAGGAATGGGGCGAGGGCGCGCCTGACCTAAAGGCGCTGATCGTGAAGCCGAACGGTGACGTCTTCCTGGTGGAAGACTCGGTCTGGTTCAGCGGCCCGATCAAGACAAACTGCCACGCCATCGGCTCTGGCGGGGATTATGCCCGGGGCGCGATGGCCGCCGGACTGACCGCATCAGAGGCCGTCGCTGTGGCCTGCGAACTTGACGCTAACTGCGGCCCGCCGATTCTTGTTCTGGAGCCCTGACCATGGCCTTGACCGTTGAGACTGGCGCGGGATTGGCCGACGCAGACGCCTTCGTTTCGGTAGCCGATTGCGACGCCTATTGCGAGGCGCGCGGCCTGACCGATTGGACCGGCGCTGCGGACTCTCCGGCGAGCCTCAAGGAGGCCGCTATTCGCCGCGCTACGGCGCATCTCTCGACCGGCTACCCATGGATGGGCCTGCGCCGTCGCGGCCGCCTACAGGCCCTTGCCTGGCCCCGGACGGACATTGTTGACCGCGAGGGCTGCAGCGTGGCCTTCGACGCCCTGCCGATTGAGCTTGTCCAGGCCTGTTGCGAGATCGCAGCGCGTGAGGTGGCGACGCCCGGCTTCATGACGCCCGACGTGGTGATGATTGACCGGGTCCGCCGCGAAAAGGTCGGGCCGCTGGAAACCGAGTACGCCGACGTCGGCGCCTATCCCGAGGCCGCCAAGCCTGTCGTGTTCGTGGTCCGCGAGTTGATCGGCCAATACCTCAACAGCAGCGGCGGCATGTATTCGGGCGGGGTCGCTCGCTGATGTCCAGCGCCAACTATGCTCGGATGAAGGCGAGCGCGGATCGGCTCATAACCAAGTTCGGCCAAGCCGCCACGCTTCTCCGGCCGACCAGCACGGGAACGGCGTTCAACCCGACCCCGGGCGCGCCGGGTGAATATCCCATCACGGTTGTCGTCGAGGTCTTTTCCTTCCGCGAGATCGACGGGACCAGAATCAAGCGCGACGACCTGAAGGTGCTGCTCGCGAAGGACGCCCTGACCATTGAGCCCGCCACGAGCGACCGGCTTTTGATCGGCGGCGTGGAATATGCCATCATGGATGTGCGGCCCGAGAACCCGGGCGGAACAACCCTAATGTGGACGATCCAGGCCCGCCGTTGACCGACCCCAGCCACACCGCCCACCAGAAGCCGGCCAACCTCGCGACCGCCTCGCTGGTGGAACTGATCGGCCGCATGGCCCAGGTCCAGGCCGCGGTGATCCGCAACGACAGCCCCGAGGACGATCGCCGTGATGCGCCAGCAGATGCACGACGTCCTCGACGCCTACCTCGACCTATCCGTCGAGGCCGCCCAACTCGTCAGGGCCATCGCGCACCCGCGCTGAGCCCATGGCCCGCACGCCCTCGCAACAGCAGCTTTTCGATGAGCTGCAATCCCGCTATGGGGCTGAGGTGGCGCGCGCCTTTCTCGCCGTCATTGACGACCTGACCGCAGCGGCCGACCTTCAACGCATCATCGCCGCGCTCCAGGCCGGCAACATCAACGCCGCCATCGCCGCGATGAACCTGGACGACGCGGCTTATGCGCCCCTGCTGAACGCCCTGGAAACAGCCTATCGGGCCGGAGGCGATGCGACCGTCTCCACCCTGCCGGTCCTGCGGGACGCTTCCGGCGCCCGGGTCATCATCCGCTTCGACGCCCGCAACCCGCGCGCCGAGGCCATCCTGCGGGAGCAAAGCTCTGGCCTTGTGACCCGAATTCGCGAGGAGCAGCGCGACGCCATCCGCCAAGCCCTGGAGGCTGGCCTTGTCCGGGGCGACAATCCCCGCACAACCGCCCTGGACGTGGTCGGCAGGATTGACCGGGCGACCGGCAAGAGGACCGGCGGCGTGGTCGGCCTGACGCAGCCGCAAGAGATCGCGGCCCGGCGCGCCTTGGAGGAGCTTCGCAGCGGCGACCCGGCGCAGATGCGTTCGTACCTTGAGCGCAAGGCGAGGGATAAAAGGTTCGACCGGGCCGTCGCCAAGGCTATCCGCGAGGAGAAGCCTCTGGACGCCGCAACCGCATCGCGGGCCGTGGCGCAGTACAGGAACCGCCAGCTCAAGCTGCGCGGCGACCTGATCGGCCAAGTCGAGACATTCACCGCCCTCGCCGAGGCCAGGCATGAGGCCTACGAACAAGCCATCGCCGCGGGCAAAGTCAGCGCAACGGCCGTGATCAAGACCTGGCGCCACTTCACCGCCGACAATCCCCGGCTCCAGCATGTCGCGATGCAGGGCCGCAAGGTGCTGTTCAATCAGCCCTTCATCCTGCCGGACGGAACGCAGATGCGTTACCCGCACGACCCCAGGGCGCCGATCAAGCACCGCGCCGGTTGCCGCTGCCAAGCCGACTATCGCATCGACTTTCTCGCTGATTTGAGGTGACGCCATGGCCCAAGGCTCCTTTTCCGCCGCCGTTTCGGAGTGGGTGAGGGAGACGAAGGCCAGGCAAGAGGCGGTGTTCAAGGAGTCNGNNCAGCGCGTCGTCGAGGTNATGCAGACGCCAGTGTCGCAAGGTGGCAATTTGCCCGTCGCGACCGGGTTCTTGAGNGCATCCCTGACCGNCATCCTCGGCGCCGGCCTNCCCATCGCCNGGGANAANCCCGTCGACGGCGGCTCGTTTTCCTACACTGGCGAGCAGATCAATCTCGTCATCGCNTCGGCTGACATCGGCGACACGATCACCNTNGCGTACGCCGCGAATTACGCGGTCCATGTTGAGTATGGCGCGCGAGGCCGCCCGGCCCGCCGCTTCGTCGCCCTCGCGGCGCAACAATGGCCACGCATTGTCGAAGAAGTGACGCTTGAGGCTAAGGCCCGCGCAGGAGGCTGATCATGGCCGCATACGCCGACATCGTCCTGGCCCTGCTGACCCGCGTAAGCACGCTCTCCACCGGCTCGCCGACGCTTCCGGTCGCCTATCCCGAGGACGCAGGCGGCTTCACCCCGCCGACCGATGGGAAATACCTCGACGTGGCGGTCTTCTCCAACCGCCCCCGCTTCGAAGGCCTCAACACCGGCCGCGTCGATCAAGGCATTCTGCAGGTCACGGTCGTGTGGCCGAAAGCCAAGGGCCTGATCCAGGCCAGCCAGATCGCCGACCTAATCATCGCCCACTTCGCCAGCGGAACGGTCATGCGATCCGGTTCGGCCAACGTGAAGGTCTCGGGCCAGCCCTACGCCGCCTCGCCCCTGTCTGAGGCGAGTGAACTGCGCATCCCGGTCTCTATTCCCTGGACGGCCTGACCGTCTGAGGACTCGCCCTAATCGGCCGCCTGGGCAACGGCTTTTTCACACCACAGAAGGAGCCTTCAATGGCCATCAATACCTCCGCGGGTACGGAAATCTTCATTGGCCCCGTGACCAGCGCCACCGACGTCTCGGCTCTCGCCGGCCTTTCCTACGTCAAGATCGGCAAGATGGGTTCAATCGGCGAGATCGGTCCTCAGGCCCAGGACGTCACCTTCACCCCGCTCGACGGCACCCCGATCCAGCACTTTAAGGGCTCGGTCGATAACGGCGCCGTGGCGATGACTATGGCCCGCGACCCGCTCGACGCTGGCCAGATCGCCCTCAAGGCGGCCTCGGCGACCAAGTTCGAGTATGCGCTCAAGATCGTCACTCCCGACGCGGCTGACGGCAACGACACCGACACCATCTACTATTGCCGTGGCCCCGTCATGCCCGGCCGGACCAACATTGGCGACGCGAACACTGTCCGCACCATCGCGTACGCCGTTGGCCTGAACGTCTTCGAAGAAGTCGCCTCGGAAGCCGTCTCCGGCACCTAAGACCGGCGCGGCGACAGAACCACCACCCCCTCAACTCAACGCGCCAGGTCGCACCTGGCGTGCTTTTTCAGAAAGCAGAACCATGTCCCTCACTGGCCTGATCACCGTGAACGAAGGCCGCCCCATGGCGGTCAAGCATCCCAAGACCCGCGCGCCCCTGGTCGCTGCCGATGGCACGCCCGTTGTGCTGACCCTGCTGGGGTCCGACTCTGAGGTCTTCACCCAGGCTGAGCTTGAAAGCCAGCGTGCCGCTGTCGACAGCCTCACCGGCGGCGGCCCCACCTACGACCCGGCCGCCAGGTATGCCGAGGCGACCGAGATTATGGCCGCCTGCACTACGGGTTGGACCGGTGTCCCCCAGGGCTGGATCGACGGGACCGACGACGAGACGCCCGCGCCCTTCTCCAAGGAAAACCGCCGTCAAGCTCTATGCCAACTCCGGTCTTCGCTGGCTTCGCAAGGACGCCGACAAGTTCATGGGCGACCGTCTCCCGTTTTTTGCGTCGGCGGCGCCGACGAGCTGACTCGCCGTACGCGGCGGCATCCATCAAGGGGGAGGGCGGCGAGCAGAAGCCCCCTCCCGAGCTGTACTACATCTGGAAGTGGTTCCGCCGGCTGTCGCGTCGTCGGCAGTCCGGCATGGCCGCCAACCCCCTTCCGTTCGAGGCGATTGAAGCCTTCTCCAGGCTCCACGGCATCCGCATGACGCCGTGGGAAGTCGAGACGCTGGAGATGATCGACGACGCGATCCTTGCGGCCCAGGCCGACACCGCGCCGGCCGATCCGGTGGCGCAAGCCGCCCACGTCCCGATCAGCGACACCAAAGCTGTCGGCTCCATGCTGAGCGGCATCGCAGCCAGTCGCCGCGCGGCCAAAACATCCCGAACCGCCAAGCCCTGATCACCTGGAGGACCGCCTATGGCCGATCTGGCAACCCTCGGGCTGGTGTTCGAAACGAAGGGCGGGGAACAAGCCGCCCGCGTCCTCGATCAGGTCGAGCAGAAGGCTCGCGGCGCTGAGAAGGCGACCGATGGACTGTCCAACAGCTCGCGGGGCGCGGCGTCTGCGACTGAACAACTCCTAGGCGCCATTCAGAAGAGCGTGGCGCAGATGGAGGCCATGATGCGCGCGCAGACCGGCGCCGCGGCTGCGGCCAATGACCTGGCGCGCAACCAGGGCGCAGCCAATGCCGCAATCGTCCAGGGCTATTCGGTCAATGCGCGCTACACGGCGTCGTTCACCAGCATGTCGGGTCAAATCGCTGAGGCGACGGCCAACACCCAACGCCTGGGCATGGCGACGCGACAGGCCGGCGAGGCGGCTGAGAGCGCGGCCATGGACTTCGCGACCATGTACGACGCCGCAGATCGCGACTTTGCGGTCCAGTACGCGCGAGCCATGGATCAGGTGGGCGGCGCGCATGTCGCAGGCGCCCGGTCGGCTCGCCTGATGACGCATGAGCTCGGCAACCTCACCCAGCAATTTGCCGACGTGGCGGTTATGACCGCGCTTGGCATGAGCCCGCTGATGACGCTCATCACCCAGGGCCCGCAGATCGCCACGGTCTTTGGGGACGCGTCTGCGCGCGGCGTCGGCTTCGCCTCGGCCCTTGGTGACGTCGCGCGATGGCGGGCCGTGTGCTAGCGCCCATGGCTCCGCTGATCCTGCTGACAGGCGCGGTCGCGGCGGGCTTTGCGATGCTCG